TTCTGCTTCTTGATACAGAAACTGCTCCCGTTGAGGCTTATGTCTTCTCCTTATGGAAACAGAATATCGCATGGGATCATACAAATGGCCATTGGTTTATGCTTTGTTGGTCTGCCAAGTGGTTGTATGAAAGCGAAGTTATCGGGGAGAGGCTCACTTCTGAAGAAGCTTTAAAAGAGGACGATTCTCGCATCATGAAAGACCTATGGGCTCTTATGGATGAAGCAGACATTATTGTCGCCCATAACGCCCTTGGTGCTGATATCCCATGGATAAACACTCGATTCATTATGAATGGTCTTAATCCGCCGCGTCCTTATCATGTGATAGATACGCTGCAGGTTGCAAGAAAGCAGTTCGGCTTTATGAGTAATAAGCTAGATGCTCTTTGCGAGTATTTTGGTTTCCCTCATAAGCTCGATACTGATTTCGAATTATGGCGCAAATGTGTGCATGGTGACGATGAGGCTCTTTCTTATATGTTAGAATACAATAAGAATGACACTAAGGTGTTAGAGCTCGTGTATTTAAAGCTTCTTCCATGGATTAAGAATCATCCTAATATTGGCAATATAATGTCAGCAGATGAGGTTATTTGCCCTCACTGTGGCACTAATAGAGTCGAAAAGATAGATGGATATTACACGACCAATGTGAGTCGTTACGAGTTATTTAGATGTAAGGATTGCGGTACCGTCTTCCGTGGTCGTAAGAATCTCAACAAGACCGGGGATGTTGCCGTTATATCAATTAATCGATAGCATATGGTAAACAATAGATGGGCTCGGCTCTCTCAAAGCGAGAAGGCCGAGCTTCTTGGTATTTATACATCGATGGGTTATAATGATTTGGCGAGTATTATAGCTCATTATAACTCTTGTGGTGGTAAATTAAAAGCAGATGGTGGCCCAATTACTAATACTGCACAGTATAAGAGCGACGCTTATCTGTATACTCCGCCAGTAAACGTTGGAGCTCCAATAGAAGTTCCATTAAGATACAAGCCGTTGCCGGACTATGGCGATTATGTGCCACAAAGAACGACCGGTATGCTCGAGGAGATACCCATAGAGCTGGGATTAGAGGTTCCGCAAAGTGGCTATGGCGTATTAATGCCAGACGCTCCTTCTGCTATGCCAACACTCGATGCGCGACAAGATGCAGCTAGGCGTATTATGGCTGTTGAAAACTCGAAGAATAACGTTAATGGCGGCTATGACGCTAAGACCGGTAGATGGTATCCTCACAAGTCTCACGAAGGCGGTGCTGATACTATTGCTTATGGTATCAAGCTATCAAATGGCACGCCAGAAGCAGCATTAGCTCTTAAGCAGGGTTATCTCACTGATGAGCAAGCTGAGAGCGCTGTTGATACGTTAGTTCAAAAATACTATAATGACGCCAAGAAGATATACGATAAGCGTTTTGGCGAAGGAGAGTGGGATAAATTGAGTGACAAATCCCAAAGCATTCTTGTTGATTATTCTTATAATCCCGGATTATCGAAGTTTCCGAAGCTGATGGAAGGTTTTCACTCCGGTAATATGGATTTAATCAAGTCGAATTACAAGAGATATGTGAACGGAAAGGAACTTGGTAGAAACAAGACACTTCTTGCTGATTTAGATGACTTGGAAAATAACTATTCGATTTTTCGCGCAGAAGGTGGACCAATAGGGCCTTCTGGATGGAATGCCGCACGTCAATTGCTTGATATCGCAAAGCGAAAATATCTTACGGACTATGTAAATAACGGCGAGGTATATGGATATCCAGGTGATAAAGTGGAATCGAGTTATGGCTCTGGGCCAAATAAAGGACTTGTGAATTATATATTGAGTCCATATACAGGTCGCACACATGAGGACAATGATGCGAGTCTCGCAAGGAGGGCGCTGCTTTCGGAATATACAGGCATCAAAGAGGGTCTTAGGTTTGATCCGAATGACTACATAGAAGAGTCTCCTTATAGGCCGAAAATATCGAAAGACGCGGACGCGAAATACTTTAGGATGAAAGAACGCCCAGAAGCGTCAAGACGTTCTATGTTTGATTCCGTTGCTGGTGCATATAAAATTGATCACGGAATAGATGAGAATGGAAGAAAGTATGTCTCTTTCTACGACAAATGGGATTTGAGCCCTTTTTCTAAAGACAGGGGAATTAACGGGAATGATATTCCAGGAACAACGCCGGTCGAGTTATATGATAGAATTTATGAGGATGAAGATCCTGATTATTATTATAGAGTCGTTCCAGATGAAGCCCCGGAAGAATACAGAAAGAAGCGTCAATTTGTAGAATTGGAGTTTGACTCCGGCGGAAAGATTCACATCAAGCCCGAGAATCGTGGTAAGTTCACGGCGTTAAAAAAGCGTACGGGTCATTCTGCATCTTGGTTTAAGGCTCATGGGACTCCCGCTCAGAAAAAAATGGCAGTGTTTGCCCTGAATAGTAGAAAGTGGAAGCACGAAAATGGCGGTCCATTACGAGAATTTGCAAATATTTTCGATATTTTTTGATCCCCTGTAAAAAATCGACATTTGCAATAGTTTTAGCTATTGTTTTTATCAAAAAAAATGCTTAACTTTGTACCGTCGTTAAGAAGTTACGGAGTTAAGGAATAATTATATATGTTTTGTTGCGTATAAATATTATTTAGTGTTTGGCCCTTAGTATAATGGTAGTATGGCGGCTTCCAAACCCGCTGGTTGAGGTTCGAATCCTTGAGGGTCAGCAAATCAAGTTAGGTTTATTATGAAAGGATTTAATTACGTTTACGGAGCTACTTTACTCCAAGCATTGGCAAGTGCTAATAAGGCAGGTATTACGAAAGATGAGTTCGTTTGTATTACCGAGGAGAATGGCTATTTTTGTATAGTTTACTATGATGACAACGAAGGAATTCAATGATATCCCGGTAACATATTGTAAAAGGTGCCATTCATTAAGAATTATAGCCGGAGACGGTTACCCAGACTACTGCGATAATTGCGGCAGTACAGATTTAGGGGATGAACACATCGAGGTTTGGCTCGAGGAAGAAGAAGAAAAAAACAAATAGTAATGACAAAAGTTAAAGTTGAAATGCCAGAAGAGGATAAGAAAGTCGAGGCTGTAGAGAAGAAGCTTCCATACGATGAATTACTTAAGATTGCAAATGGTCTTAATAGGACAAACGCTGAGCTTCAGAATCGTCTAAATGACGCAATGCTTGGTAATTTCTTCACTCGTCTTGAGTTCTTATTTAAGGTTCTCAAGTATGCAGACAAGTTCACTGATGATTTCGTGAAGAAGTGCATTGATGAGATTCAAGAGAGTATGACAATTCCGGAAGAGAAGGAGAAGGAATAAACAATGGGAAAGGGCATAAGCATAAATAATGTAATCAGAATCCCTACAGAAATTGGAATGGATTTCTTTAAGAGATGGTTGGAATTCATATTACCTTTTCACCATATGACTCCTAAAGAGATGGACATCGTTTCTGCTTATTTATACAAAAGATACGAGTTAAGTGCTGCCATTAAAGATAATGATTTACTGGATAGAGTTACAATGGGTTCCGATTTCAGAGACGAAGTTCGTGCATTATGCGATATGTCTTTAAATCAGTTTCAGGTACTTCTGTGTAAATTAAGGAAAAGAGGGGTTTTAGTAAACGATAGGATTCATCCCAAGTTGATTCCGAATTTGATAGCTGACAATAATACAGGTTGTTTTAAACTGTTATTGCTTTTTGACTTCGAGAATTATGCAAAGGTGGGAGAAAATGTGTAAGCAATATGCTAAAGAAAACGACTTACCATACGAAGACGTTAGAGAGATATACAAACTGTTTTTCGAATATATAAGAGACACGATACGCGAATACGATGTTTTTGCAGATTACACGAAAGAAGAGATTGCAAGAAAATTCCCAAAGTTTCATATCCCCGGTATAGGTTCGTTTTATTTAGATTACGTAAGATATCTCAGGAACAAAAAAGAACACAATATAGTAAAAGATGGAGAAATACAAGATGAGGATGATAATCGAGGCGAGCGACTTGAAGAATAATATGGTTCGTCTTGATAAAGGAATCAAGAAGTTTACAGCAAAGGGAACGCTTGATCCGACTGTCTTAGCTCTGATGAAGGCGCAATACGAGCATATGTGCGCATATATGAATACTCTGCTTCTGCGTTGCGAGATGCTGTTCGCACAAGACGAGATTTATAAACTTTATAACATATTAGATAATGATACCAAGAAAGATAAGGCCAACAACTAATCACATCGTTACAACGATGGATAGATACGAAGAGGATGATAGCAAGTTAGTTTTAGACGTAAAGGAGTTAGCTGGCACTGTTAAGGACACTCAAAGGGTCGTCGCTATTGGCCCACTTGTGCGCGATATTAAGGTCGGTGACTACGTTAGGATTTGTCCAGACAGATATATTAAAGTGAAGCACTCTCTCGCAGAGGAGCTTAACGAAAAAGAGATGGAGATTAAAATCAATTTCCCGATAGTTGATTTGGAGGATGGAAGATATCTCTTCTTATACGAAAGCGATGTCGATTATATTATCGAAGAGTTTGCACCAGAGACTACCGATAAGATATTATACACTCCGCCAACAATTATAAAATAATGTAAAGCCCGGGTCTAATCCTGGGCTTTTTTGTTATGCACTTAATAGAATACGAAAATTACGAAATAAAGATATCTCCAGAGGCACTGTTAGTGAAGCCGATTCGTGATATTTGGGAGGCAGACAAGTCGAAAAATAAAGAATCCTTTATGCAGCAGATGTCATTTATGTTTTTTATGGTCGACCCAAGAAGCACATACAGTTATATCACGGATTTGAAGGAAAGGGCGGAAGAGATTATTACACAAGAAGGGTTGCCAGAAAAGTTTGTGCCTTCTTCTGCTTTAAAGAAGGCAATGGAGGTATACGAAAAACACACTATAACATCGTCTTACGCTCTTCTTGAGGCCGCAAAGATAGCCGTAGATAAAGTTGGTAAGTTCCTTAAAGACGTAGATTTAAATACGTTAGACGAGAAAGGTAAGCCAGTTTATACTATCAATTCAATAACATCGGCAATTAAACAGATACCTCAACTTGCTAAGGATCTCGTAGAAGCAGAGAAAGTTGTTGCCAAGGAAATTGAAGAGAAGGGTCGTGCTCGTGGCGGTAACAATAAGACCGTCTTTGATGATGGCTTCGATATAGCAGATATGTCATGATAATGAATTACATTCAGACGCCATTAGAAGCGTTGAAACTTGAGGAATACCCGCAAGAAGTACAAGACCAATTCTTTGATTGTCTGAATAACATACCATATATACGTTCTCTTATTGCAGCGGATAGACCGAGAGCGAAAGACTTACCAAGGGATGAACAAGGACGTATAATCGTAGATGTAACAAAACCGCATATACTTGAGAACATGGATTACTTTAGGGAGGCTGGCATTCACTTTCAACAAACAGGTAGATATACTGACTTGAGAGTGAATGCTAATCCTAATAGCGAGTATATGAAGTGGCTCATACGCGAGATTGATCGTTGCCATAACGGTATGGTACGAGAAGAAGACGGCGAGTGGATTCCTGGAGATTTCTACTTCTTCTTGAACTATATGCCAATTCAATTAACAAAGAAGTTAGATGATGGTTCAAGCGCATCAATGCGTGTTATGGACTTACCAGATACTTGGGAGGGGCACTATTATAAATACCACTATTTATGGCAAGCAAGAAAGAATGGCCATCACGCCGTTGAATTAGCTCGACGTGGCTGTGGTAAGTCTCAATCTGTGGCACAGATGCTTACTAAACGGTTCTTGTTAGGCGAGAGTTGGAAGAATAATAAAAAGGTGACTTGCTATATTACTGCTTCTGACAGAAGTAAGCTTGTGGGTGGTGACCAGACTCTAGATAAATTCCAATATGCCATTGACTTCTGCGCTGATCATACACAGTTCCCATCGAAGCGGCTTACAAATACAATGCAGAATATGATATGGCAGACCGGCTATATTGATTTGGATACTGGTGTTAAAAGAGGTACTCTTAATTCGGTTGTAGGTCGTTCGTCTAATGCCGACGTGTCTAAACTTCGTGGATCTCGTGGTGTCCTTTATATAATGGAAGAGGCTGGTTCATTCAGTAACTTGCTAGAGATTTATAATAACCTACGACCGTCTGTCGAGGATGGCGCTCGTGTGTTCGGCCTTCTGTACCTTATTGGTACTGCTGGTGATAGTGAATCTGACTTCGCTTCTCTGCAAGAAATTATGTATCACCCTGATGGTTATAATGTACAAGGCAATCCAAACGTATACGATAAGGAGGGGCAGGGCAGAAAACAATTCACATACTTCTTTCCTGCTTATCTGAATAGAGCTGACTGCTACGACCATGATGGCAATTCCGATGTAACAAAGGCGTTATTAGAGGTGTTGTACGACCGATATAAAGTTAAGTATAACTCATCTAATATCAACGCTGTTACTAAACGTACCGCTGAAATTCCGATTACACCACAGGAGGCTATTCTTAGGAGTAGGGGCAATATCTTCCCTCAAAGTGAATTGAGCGTAAGGCTTAACCAGATAGATAACAATCCGTCCTTCTACGATGATGTATACTGTGGCGATTTAGAGATTAGCGCTGGTGGAGAAGTTAAGTTTGTACCGACTGCAGACAAAGCGATACACGAGTTCCCCACTAAGGATAACAAGATTGAAGGTGCCATAGAGATATACGCTATGCCGGAAGTGGGACAAGGAGGTAAAGTATATAGCAATAGATATATTATAGGCGTTGACCCTATTGATGATGACGAATCAGACACGATGTCTTTATATAGTACATTTGTATTAGACCTGTGGACTGATAAGATTGTAGCCGAGTATACTGGCCGTAAAATGTACGCTGATGATTGCTATGAAGTCACGAGGAAGCTTTGCTTATTCTATGGTGCGAAAGCATTATATGAGTCAAATAAGAAGGGTATCTACGCTTACTTCTCGCGCATGAACTGCTCTTATCTTCTCGCCGAGACGCCAGAATACCTGAAAGATAAAGACATCATTAAGACTTTAGGATTCGGCAATAAGGCGTATGGCGTTAATGCTACGTTACCAGTCAATAATTTTGCGAATAAGTTAATAAGGGATTGGCTTCTTAAGCCAGTGCCGAAGATAGAAAAGACAGAAAGTGGAGAAGAAATAGAAACTACTGAGTTCAATCTGTTTAATATCAAGAGTCGAGCGTTATTAAAAGAGCTTATCTTATTCAATCCAGATATAAATGTTGACCGAGTTAGAGCGTTAGGTATGGTAATGCTTTACCGAGAGCAATATATGATATTATACTCAGGCGACTTAGCGGGTAGCAAAAAGGATATAGAGCCAGATTATCTTGGTCTTGACGATTATTTCACTCGAAATTA